CTCATGGGCACGAAACGCGACGCTGGCGGCCAACCTTACTGCGCCGGCAAGTGGCGACATCCGCGTTATCGTCGCATTCTATCCGCCGAACCGTCGCGGTGATCGGGTCAACTATCCGAACCGCATGAAGCCCTATTTCGACGGCATCGCCGACGCGCTCAAGGTCAACGATAGCCGGTTCGTCCCGAGCTACATCTTTGCCGAGCCGGTGAAAAACCCCCGTGTCGTCGTGTCGATCGAAGGATGCGCAGCATGACGCCCCGCGTTCTCGAATATGTCGCCGACGCCGCGACGCTGCTCGACGTGACGGTCGATCAAGTCATGAGCAAGTCCAGGAAAGCACCACTTCCGGAAGTGCGCGGCATCGTCATGGCTCGCCTGCGCGACGGCGGGTTCACTACCACGCAGATCGGCGCGTGGTTCGGCCTCAATCACGCCACCGTCATTCATTGGACCACGCCTGGTTATAGGGCTCGCCGCAGTCGGCGAAATAGCTGTGGAAGAGCTATTGATCGACTCAACGGGCAGGGAGCATAGACTGCCCGATGGAACACCAGCGCATAGCACAGATACCGACTCCGGCCAATGTCGAACAGGCATGGCAGGAATACCATGCGCTCGCCACTGAGTATGTGGCCGACGACACCCGCAAGATTGACTTTGAATTCTGCAAGAAAATGGCGCGGGCATATCAGCGTTGGAGCGACGTGTTTTTGCGTGTGGGGGGCGCATAGAGCATGGCAGGCGTCGGCTTCTATCGAATGCAGCGCGGTTGGCAGGAAGGCGCCCTGTTCACGGGAGAGCCCTTCTCCAAACGCGATGCCTGGGTCTGGCTGATCGAGGAAGCAGCCTATGTGCCCCGCGAAATTATGGTGTCCGGAAGGGCAATCACACTCCAGCGCGGGCAGCTTTGCCACTCGTTGCGCTTCATGGCGCGCGCCTGGAAATGGGACGAAGCGAAGGTGCGTCGATTTATTTCTCGCGGAAAAATCCTGAAACAAATCGACGCATCGACCGACGCAGGACAGACGCTGATAACTATCCGTAATTACGACAAATATCAGTCTCCGCAGCACGCGAACGACGCAGCCAGTGACGCAGAAACGACGCAGCAGCGCCGCGGCGACGACGCAAACGAGAATGAAGGTAAAGAAATAAAGAAAGAAGAAGAAAGTGCCGCTGGAGCGGCTTCGCTCTATGCGTTCGAGGGACGGGTGATCCGTCTCAAGCGGTCCGATCTGGACAAGTGGCTCTGTTCCTGGCCCGACATCGATGTCGTGGCGGCTCTGCAAAGCAGGGACGATTGGTTAGCGACGGAAGCCGACGAGTCCACGCGCCGCAAGTGGTTCCTCACCACCTCGAACCATCTGGCGAACCTCCAGCAACGGGCGAAATCGGCGCGCGATCCGGTGTTGGACGAGTTCCGAATATGAACCCGACCAAGCCGGGCAAGCAACTCTGTCCCGAGTGCTCGCATACCCGGCGCAACAAGCGGGACAGGTGCCTGTCGGTGTTTCAGGTCGACGGTGGATTAGCGTGGCGGTGTCACAATTGCGGGTGGAGTGGAAGCAATGTCGATTCACGAGCGGCACAGGGAATGGATGGCCGGGCGCATGCTCGATCCGGTGCTGGCGGAAAAGTTTGGGATCGAAACGACGCGCGACGGCGAAGGGTTTTGGCTGACCGTGCCGTACAGCGAGCGCGGCCGCGTGGTGAACCACAAGTACCGGATGACCAACGAAAAGCGGCACCGCATGGACAAGGACGCGCCGCTCCTACTGTGGAACCACGACGCGTTGCTTGCGCCGGAAGTCCAGAGCGGCGGAACGCTGATCATCACGGAAGGCGAGTGGGATGCACTGGTGGCGCTGCAAGCGGGTTTTCGCCACGTAGTCTCGGTCCCGAATGGTGCTCCAGCGGAAGAGACGGAAAACCCGTTCGACGCCCGCCGCTATGAATTCCTGAACCGATCGCGTGATCTGCTCGACAACGTCGGCACGTTCATCCTGGCGACGGATGGGGATGAGCCGGGCAGGGCACTCGCCGCAGACTTGGCCAGATTGCTCGGACCGGAGCGGTGCCGGTTCGTCACATATCCCGAAGGTTGCAAGGATCTGAACGATGTTCAGATGTCCGATGGTCGAATGGTTGTCGAACTGATCGACCGTGCCAAGCCCTACCCGATCAAGGGGCTATATCGGTTCGACGACTTCCCCGAGCCCGCGCCTGTCCAGTCCCTCAAACTTGGGATGGCGGGTGTAGACGGCTTATTCGAACTGGTGCCTGGCACGTTCACCGTAATCACCGGCTACGCTGGCCACGGCAAAACCTCCTGGCTGATGGCAGCGCTCGCGAAGCTCCTGAAGCGCGGCGTGCCGATGGCTTTGGCGTCGTTCGAGACAATGACCAAGCCGATCCTTCTGCGGCGATTGCGCGCGGCGATGTACGAGGTGGCGGAATTCAAGCCGGAGTGCCTACGCACCGGCCCAGCTGACGAAGTGTTCGCAGACAAGTTCGGGATCATCGCCCAAACCGCAGATGACGACGAAAGCGAAATGACGCTCGAAAACCTGCTCGAGCTGGCGAAAATCGCGGTGCTGCGCGACGGCATTCGCTTGTTGGTGATCGATCCTTGGAATGAGATCGAGCACAAGCGCCGTTCCGACGAGAGCGAGACGGATTACACCGGCCGCGCCATCCGGGCGATGAAGCGGTTTGCCAAGCTCTACGAGTGCGCGGTGTGGCTGGTCGCGCACCCACGCAAACCTCAGACAGACGGCAAGCTACGCATGCCGAGCCTGTATGACCTGTCGGGATCTGCGAACTTCGCGAACAAGGCGGATTTTGGCGTGGTGATCCATCGCCCCGATCCGAAGGCATCGTTGATTGATTTCCGCGTCGCCAAGGTCCGCATGGGGCTTCCCGGGCACATGGGGCAAATCTCGCTCAGCTGGGACTCCGGCACCAGTTCCTACAGCCTGTTCGGCGATCCAGCATGAAAACCATCATCATCCTATCAGCAGCACTCATCGGCACAGCGATGGTCATTGCTCAGTTCGCCCGTCCGACAATCACGAGCTGGCGGGAAATGCTGAGCAGCCTCTCCATTACCATTGCCGGGGTCGCGCTGCCGTTCATCGCTTGGATGGTGGTGTCGTGATGCTGGCGAGCTGCCATGCTTGAACTCACCACGCTTTCAGGAGACGCGGCTGTAGTGTTTTTGGCCGAGGCGCTGGGACGCGAGCGCCAGCTGACCGAGCACGAAAGTCGCATCCTTCAGCGGGCGGTGAAGCGAGGGCACGGAGCATTCAGGCGCTGGACCGTGGGCGACGACGTGCGATTGATGAAGATGCACAAGGCCAAGCGCAGGGCGGCAGATATCGCCGAAGCGCTTGGCAGGACAGAATACGCCGTGACGACACGGCTGCGGGATTTGAAGAAGCGGGAGAAGGTACGGTGAGCGAAGTGCGCGACGCGATCCTTGAGGGGTTGGCTGATGGGCGCTCACTGCGTTCGATTTGCCGAGATGAGGGAATGCCGAACGTCGCGACCGTTATGCGGTGGTTGGCAGATGATGCGGCATGGTGCGAACAATACACGCGCGCGCGATTGGCGGGCGACGATGCCATGGCAGAGGACATCCAGGACATCGCTGACGATGCAGGACTGGATCACAACGACCGCAAGGTGCGTATCGATGCACGCAAGTGGCTGCTCGCAAAGCGCCAGCCGAAGAAATATGGCGACAAGCAATTGGTCGGCTCCGACCCGGACAATCCGCTGCCTAACAGCCTGACTGTGGCATTCGTCAAAACCAACGAGCCGACAACGGATGCAAGTTGAGCTTCCGGGTTGGGCTGACTGCCTATGGCAACCCTATCGACATATAGCACTCCACGGCGGCCGTGGGGGAGCCAAGAGCCGGTCAATCGCCCGTGCGTTGGTGATCCAATCGGCGCAGCAGCATAAGCGCGTTCTGTGTGGTCGCGAGGTGCAGAAGTCGATCAAGGACTCGGTAAAGCGCCTGCTCGACGATGAAATCGACCGCTGCGGATTGGGAAAGGCATTCGAGAGCACCGATAACGAGATCAGGGGGCCGCACGACAGCCTCTTCCTGTTCGCCGGCATCAAGGGCAATGCGACGGGCATCAAGTCTATCGAGGGCATAACCGACTTTTGGGGAGAAGAGGCGCAGACGTTCAGCCAGGCGTCTATCGATACGGTTGTGCCGACGATCCGCGCAAAGGGATCCCGACTGATCTGGAGTTGGAACCCAGACCTTCCGACTGACCCAATTGACGCTATGTTCCGCAGCGAAGGCGAGCCGCCGCCGAACAGCTTCGTTCGAGAGGTCAACTTCGACGAGAACCCGTGGTTTCCAGACGTGCTGCGCGCCGAGATGGAATATGATCGATCACGCGATATCGATAAGTTCAACCATGTATGGCTCGGCAAATACCGCCTGAACAGCGAAGCGCGCGTGTTCAAGAATTGGCGCGTGGAGGCATTCGACAGCCCCCAAGGCGCGGAATACCGGCAAGGCGCCGATTTCGGTTTCAGCATCGATCCAAGTTGCTTAGTGCGCTGCTGGATCGAAGGGCGACAGCTGTTCGTCGATTACGAGGCGTGGGGGCTCAAGGTAGAGATCAATAATCTGCCCGAGCTGTTTATGACGGTACCGGGAAGCGAGAAATGGTGGACGACGGCGGACAGCTCGCGGCCTGAGACGATCAGCTATTTGCGCAATCACGGCTTCCCGCGCATCCGCCCTGCGATCAAGGGCGTGCGGTCGGTCGAAGAGGGTGTCGAGTTCCTCAAGAGCTTCGATATTGTCGTCCATCCACGCTGCACGCACCTGATCGATGAATTGACCCACTACAGCTATAAGACCGACAGCCTGACTGGTGATGTGCTTCCCATCCTTGAGGACAAGGACAATCACCTGATCGACGCGTTGCGATATGCGTGCGAGGGTGCGCGCAGAGCAGGGGCGATGACTAAGGCGTCTCCTGCTATGGTCGCGCCGATGGTATCCGCATTCAGGCGCGGCTAATCCCCCAAAATCCCCCATTTCAGAAAAAGCGTGGCGCTGGTGTATTTGGTTCTCCGCAATGGCGGACGATCCCCTACCCGAAAGCGATACCGAAGACGCTGACGCTGGTGTTAGCGACGCGTTGCAGGAAGTGCACAAGCTCGCGCTGCAGCGGTTCGACAGTGTCGCCATGCCGCAAGCGGAGATGCGCGCCCAGTCGCTAGAAGATCGCCGTTTTGTCACGATCCCTGGCGCACAGTGGGAAGGGCAGTGGGGCGAGCAGAACGAAAACGCCCCGCGCCCCGAAGTCGACAAGATCACCAAGTCGCTCGAAAAGATCGAAACCGACTATCGAGAGAACCGGCTCACGGTCGATTTCAAGCCAGCGAACAGTTTGGCGGATCAGGACACCGCGGACCTACTGGACGGCCTGCACCGCGCCGACAGTTATAATTTCAAAGCACAGCAGGCCCGCGACAACGCGTTTCAAGAAGCGATCCGAGGCGGGTTTGGGGCGTATCGCCTGACGACCGACTACGCTGACCCGTACGACAAGGACAGCGACGCACAGCGCATCAATCCGGGTATGACAATCCCGGATGCGGATCAGGCAGTGTATTTCGGACCCTCTGCGCTCTACGACAAATCCGATGCTCCCTGGGTGTTCGTGGTCAGCGCCGATGCTCGGGAGATCGCTGTAGACAAATGGGGCGAGGACAATATCGACGAGTGGGGCACACCCCGGCTCGATTACAAGTTCGACTGGTACACGCCCGAGATCGTCCGAACCGCAGAATATTACGTCGTTGAGGATTCGACCGACAAGCTCATCATCCTGACCAACGATGTGACGGACGAAGAGCGGCGCTTTTACCAGTCCGAGATTACCAACGAGGAATTGGCGGACCTGAAGGCGCAGGGCTGGAAGCGCCGCACGCGCACTGGCAAGCGGAAGCGGGTTCGCAAGTACATCCTCAACGGCACCAAGGTTCTGAAGGACTGCGGATACATTGCCGGAGATAGTCTGCCGATTGTCCCGGTGTACGGCCGCCGCGACTATGTCGATGGTATGGAGCGTTGGCGGGGTCACGTCGCCAAACGCAAAGATCGTCAACGTCTCTATAACGCGGGCGTCGCGAACCTCGCCGAGACGCAGGCCCAAGCGCCGTTTGAGGTCCCGATTGTCGCGGCCGAGCAGATCGCGGGTCATGTGACCGGCCCTGATGGGGCATTGATGACGCTGGCCGAGCATTGGGCGCGCGGCAACATCGATCGCGCGCCGTTCCGCGTCATCAATCCGTTGGTCGATCCGGTGACCGGGCAATATGTCCAGCTTGGCCCGCTCGGGAAGATCGAGCCGCCGCAGGTGCAGCCGGCAACCGCCGCCGTGCTGCAGATCACCAGTCAGGACCTGACGGACGATGACGATGGCGCGGACGAGGTCAAGGCCAACGTCTCGGCCGATGCCATGGATATCGCAGCCGAACGCGTTGACTCCCGTTCCGCCATGTATCTCGACAACATGCGTCAGAGCGTCGAGCGCGAGGCCGAAATCTACAAGGGTATGGCGCGCGATATCTACTGCGAGCCCGGCCGCGTGGTCGATACGCTATCCGCCGATGGCGAGGACGGCACGGCCCAACTTGGCGAGCAGATCGTCGACGACAACAACGTCTATCGCATCCGCCATGACCTATCGCGGGGCCGGTACAAGGTCGTCGCGTCGGTGCAGGAATCGACATCGACCAAACGTCAAAAGGCCGTCCGCCAATCGTTGGGCATGGCCGAAGTGGCGATCAAGGCGGGCGATGTGGATCTAGCAAAAGCCTGCGTGCTCACCGCCATGACGAATGTCGATGGCGAGGGCATGGAGAACCTCCAGCGGTACGCGCGCAATCTCGGCATCCAGATTGGGCTGATCGAACCGACGCCCGAGGAACAGCAGAAGTTGGCCCAGGCAGCACAAGGACAGCAGCCAAGCCCAGCCGACCAGGCATTGGCGGCGCAGGCGAACGAACTGGCATCCAAGGCCAAGCTCAACGAGGCAAAGTCCGTCGAAACGCTTGCGTCGGCGCACCTCAAATCCGCCCAGGCAGAGGTCGTTGGAGGCCCAGTATCCGAACCGGACAAGCCATCCGGCCTGTCTGCGCCCGAAGTCGTCGAGAAACTCGCCAGCGCCGATCTGAAGACCGCCCAGGCCGAACATCTCCGGCATGGGATGGGGCTGAAGGCAGCGGAGACGGTGCATGGAATGCACATGGCCGAACGGCAGCAGGATCACGCTGAGAAAGCGCCCAAGGAGGCAGCATGAACACCGACGATGATGATGACGCGCTCGACCTGACCGAGGAAATGGTGATCGCCGAGCCCGGTGAAGGCGTCGCCGACGATGACGATCCCGGCTCCGTCACTCACACCGAGCCTGAGGACGAGTTCAGCCTGGAACTCGAAGGCGAGGTGGAAGAGGAAGAAACGCCTCTGATCCGTAGGCTTCGCGAGGAGCTGACCGATACCAAGCGTGAGCTTGCGGAGCGCCGCAAGGCCGACACGCCGAAGATCGAAGTCGGAGAAAAGCCGACGCTCGAAAGCTGTGACTTCGACCCTGACAGGTTCGACCGCGAATATGACGCGTGGAAGGATCGAAGGGATCAAGCCGAACGACAGGGCCGCGAGGAGAAAGAAAAGGAGGAGGTGCGCAATCGGGAGTTCCAGCGCAAGTTTGCGGCGTATCGTGGCAAGCTTGAGGCGATGCCGTTGCCGGCCGAGCAGAAGAAAGCGGCCGAAGAAACTATCATCAACGCACTCCCTACGCTGCTGCAATCCGCGATCATCTCCTATGCCGACGATCCGGCCAAGGTCGTCGTAGCGCTGCACAAATATCCGCAGAAGCTCGCTCAGCTCGCCGCCGAGCCCGATCCGATCCGGTTCGTGCTCGCGATCAAGGAATTGGAAGGAAAGCTCACCGTGAAGAAGCGCACAGCACCGGCCCCGGAATCCGAAACGATCCTGCGCGGGTCGGCCCCATTGTCCGGCACCAGCGACAAGAATGAAGCCAAACTCGAGAAGGAAGCTGAGCGCACCGGCGACCGCTCGAAACTGATCGCCTATCGCGCGCAGAAGCGCAAAGCAGCCTGAGGGATATAGACCATGGAACGCGAACTCACTCCCTCCGAGGTCCAGCAGGCGCGTATTGCCGGTGTTCCCACCAGCCGTCCCGGCTATGGCGGCGAATACCCGAAGATGCTCTACAAGCCCGGGACCAACCCCGCGCACAAGCTGTACGACGAGCCGCTGAAAATGGCAGGCGTTGGGCATTTCCAGACGCGGACTGTCCAGGACGCCGACGAAGAGGCGGTTGCCGTCGCTGAGGGCTGGGCGCTCAAGCCGGAACCATCGAAGTCGAAGGCCGCTTGACGCGAACCGGGTAACACGGTACCTAGATACCAGCACCAAACCAGGGACCTCCGCCTGAGACGGGAGAGATGGGTGTGATTGAGCCGATCGCGGCTCTCACCAAGTCTCTCAGGAGGTCCAATTGGGCACTGCATTCACCAAGGCCGAACAGGTCGTCTTCGACGAGATGGTCGAGGGCTTCGACGACATGCTCTCTTATGGCGCGCTGGCTCGAAAGTATGAGCCGCTCTCGCCGGAGCAGATGGTCCACACGCGCGATCGTTTCTGGATCGAAGCGCCGATGATCGGATCGAGCTATGATGGCTTCGACCAGACCGCCAATTTCGACGGCCTGACCGAGCTTTCGGTGCCCGCGACGGTCGGGTTCCACAAGTCGAGCCCGAAAACGCTGTCGGCGAAGAACCTCCGCAATACCGGCGCGCTTCGCATGTATGCCGACGCAGCCAAGACCAAGCTCGCGGCCGACGTGAATATCGCGCTGCGTAACCGTGTCGCGCTGGAGGGCTCTCAGTTCGTCAAGCGCACCGTCGCAGCCACCGGCTTCGACGATCTCGCGCTCGCTATGGCGGTGATGACCGAACAGGGCGTGCCGGCAACTGATCGCGTCGCCATGATCGGCGTTCGCTCGGGTATCCCGATGGCGTCGAACCTCGCCGCCCGCTCGGAATCGACGAGCCGCTCCGATACCGCCTATCGTACCGGCCTCGTTGCTCCTGGCATCGCGAATTTCGACACCTATTCGGACGATGCGCCGGTTCGGTTGGCGGCTGCGACCGGTGGCACGACCACGGTCAACGGTGCGAGCCAGTATTTCGAGCCGAGCGCCTATTATACCGAATCCGATGGCGAACAGATCAACCTCGATAACCGCCGTCAGAACCTGACCGTCACCGCTGCGACCTACGCCAACATCAAGATCGGCGATGCGTTCACGATCGCGGGCGTCAACTCGGTCCATATGATCGAGAAGCAGGATACGGGCCAGCTGCAGACCTTCCGCGTCGTGGGCAAGCCGAGCGCGGGCGTGATCACCATTTCGCCGGCCATCATCTCCAACGGCGGCAGCACGATCGCGGGCAAGGAATTCCAGAACGTGACCGCCACGCCTGCGAACGGTGCCGCGATCACCTGGCTCAACACCGTCACCGCCGAACTCAACCCGTTCTTCGTCAAAAACGCGCTGATGCTCATTCCGGGCAGCTTCTCGGTCGATCCGGAGGACGGCTGGCAGACGATGCGCGCCACCACGCCCCGGTTCGGGCTGGGCATCACCTACACGCGGCAGGGCGATATCAACACCCTCAACGTCAAGGCCCGTTGGGACATCGATTTCGGCACCGTCCTGCTCAATCCGCAGATGGCCGGCGCCATCGCGTTCAACCAGACCTGATTCGAGCGACTTAGGCGACCATTCCTCAGGAGTAGAGACGATGACCAACAAGGTTCGCCAAGACGCCGAGCATCAGCTGGCAGTCGAGCGCGAGAAGCAGAACATTCTACAGAGCACGGGCACGGAAGGCGAAGTCGACGCCCGCCTGTCGCGCTGGCATGGCTGGGACGAAATCCAGGGCTGGGCCGATCTTCTCGAATTGGGTCCGAAGGAATTCGAGGACCGCATTTCCGAGAAGGC